TCATTTGTTGATTTCAATTTTGTCCCATTCTCTCCCTCGGCTGTCCCTATACCGCGCCGCCATTGAATCTGATTTATGCCCGAGAAGACGTTGAGCAAATTTATCGCCAATCTGGTTCCGGTATAGCCTCGCTGACAGGCTACGCAGTTCATGGAATGTTGGCGGGTCTCCATCAAATGAGAGTCCGGAGGCATTTCTCGCCTTTGTAAAATACTTTGATACTGTTTTCGGGGAAAGCGGATCGTGATGCTTTGATGCGATTATAGTTTCACTGCTGCTGGCCTCCCTGCATTTCTGTAGTGTATCAACCAGTGAGATATTGAGCGCGTCAATCGTTAGCGTCAGCGGAATGGCGAGCTTAGCCCCTGTTTTACCCTGCTCAATGTGAAGATGGTTGTCGTTTATGTCTGACCACTTCATTCTGCATAAATCGCCCACTCTCTGCCCTGTAATGACGGCCAAATCCATTGCCAGCCTCAGCCAGATAGGGAGAGGTTCGGCTGCATGGTAAATCTCGACATACTCATTAGCTGTCAGCCTTGAGCGCCTTACTTCTGACTTTGCTGTGCGGGTTGCTGTTACCGGATTCGTAGCCACATGCCCCTCGGCTATTGCTTCACGAAAAACGTCAACAAGGGTTGACCTGATTAATTTTGCGGAAGCCGCTTTACCTTCTGCTACGTAGGTATTTAGCATTGCTGCCACCTCTTTCGTTGATATGTCAGTGAGCGGTTTGTCCGGCAATTTTCTTCGAATTGCCCTGATTTTGCTGGCGTAGTCGAGTAGAGTTTTCGGTCTGATGCCCCTCTCGCTGAGGATTGTTTCATATCGGTCAAGCCACGCATGAAGGGTGATTGAGTCAGCGCCTTTAATCCTGTCTATCAGTGACTCGCGCCCGCTGTCTGATAGCAACTCAATGTTGGCCTGTATTGCTTCAGTGATTGCTATCCTCCTGTCTCGGCCTAATCCGAACTCTTTACCCGTCCTTGGGTCCCTGTAGCAGTAATATCCATTGTTTCTTATATAAAGGTTAGGGGGTAAATCCCGGCGCTCATGACTTCGCCTTCTTCCCATTTCTGATCCTCTTCAAAAGGCTACCTGTTACTGGTCGATTTAAGTCAACCTTTACCGCTGATTCGTGGAACAGATACTCTCTTCCATCCTTAACCGGAGGAGGGAATATCCTGCACTCGCGTACCCATCGACGAACTGTTTCAAGGCTCCTTGGGCGTCGCTGGCGTGCGTTCCACTCCTGAAGTGTCAAGTACATCGCAAAGTCTCCGCAATTACTCGCAAGGGAGCGAGTATTGGTTTATTTTCTCCAACAAAAAAGGAGCCGAAGCTCCTTTGATGATTAAAATTCGAATTGTCTCGCCCGAAGGCTTTTCAGCATTGGTTTTTCCCGTTCGAAAAGGGCGCTTGCTTGGTCAAGTCGTGTCGCCTCCCTTAGCAGTACATCTCTGTTTTTCGTCACCGTGTAAAAAGTTTCAAACGCGATGTTATACAGCTTGCTCGTGTATGATGAGTTCAGTTCCTTCAATATCGGGTACAGACGTTTGCAGATGTCCTGCGCATTCTCCATCTGTACCTGCATATAGCAAAGGAGGATGATTTCTTCGTCTGTGAATTGCTGCTGGATCTGCGGGTGCTGTTCCGCTTTGCCCGGGCTGAAATAGCAGTCTTCCAGTTTTTCGAACACTTCCCACGCCTGATCGGTTTCGAGCATTTTTGCGTGGCGGGCTGCGCCTCGTTCTGTCCAGAGGATGAGGTGCTTTGCTCGCGGTGCAACTAAGTTACTGTGAGTAACCTTGTTCTTAAATTCCCGCAATTCACCACCCTCCAGTTTAAAGTAGTGCTTACCACAAACAAAACGCCCGGCATTGCGCGTATAGTTCACTTTAATGTTGTTGGTCTCAGTGCCGTAAAGTCGTGCCAGTAGTTCGGTAGTGATGACGGGGATGTGGTTATAGGTAATTGGGGAAAGGGATTCAACAGAAATTTGAGTAGCCATGGTTTTATGTCCTATCGCATATTTTGAATTCACCCCTTTTGAGAGGGTGGTCGGGCGCTCAAAACCGGCGATAGACGGCGGGCATATTTCCCTTGCGGGTGTTTTATTAGCCGCACGCCCGACCATTGAATTCTCAATGTCGTAGACATAAAAAAATCCGCATAACTGACGGGGCGGTTTCCGCTATCGCAAAGGTGTTTTGAGCACCATGAAGCGGAATATAGCCCCGTTAATGCGGTGTTGTCAAATTATGTAGGCCTTATCTTGCTGTAAGCCGCGCCATTCGGGCTTTTCCCCACATTTGGGGAAAACTATCTTGTCAAAATCATGCAGCCTTTCGCTCTCCTTCGATGAGTTCCTCTATTTTGTGCACTCCAGCCTCGTTGTACCGAAATGTTTCAACCTGCTTGTCATTGTGCGCCGATTTGTCGATGAACCACTTCCCGTACTTTTCTGTTTTGAGCATGTAGGTGTTGGCTATGCGTCCTACCTTGTTGGCTGAAATACCGTAGCGCTGGCCGACTTCCGTAGCAGAGTAGTAGTGCTCTGAGATAGCTGGCAGAGGTACAACATCGCGACCAACAATCGGGTTGAACACTCCAGCTACTGCTGCCTGCTTTGATTCTGAGGACAGATTCGGGAACATATTCACCAGTCGATCCGCCACGTTCAAAGCTATTTCCATGGCTCGCGCACGGTCTAGGCTACTTTCTGGTTGCGGTACTGGTTGAGGATGGTTGGCAACCTTTTCGCGCTGATTGAAGTAGCCGTCCTCCAGTTTTTCGAACACGTCCCATGCCTGATCGGTTTCGAGCATCTTCGCGTGACGGGCGGCTCCGCGCTCTGTCCAGAGGATGAGGTGGCGTGCATTTGGGGCAATTTTCACAAAGTAGTTTAAAGCTACTTTGTGTTTTAGCGCGCGCAGCTCGTCACCAACGACCTTGTAGAAGTGTACCCCTCAACAAAGCGCGACTTGTTTTCATGATGGTTTTGCCGGATGCGCACAACATCCGTTCCGTACAACTGCGCCAATAGTTCGCTGGTGATGACGTTGGTTTGTTTGTAGGTGATTGGTGAAAGTGTTTCGACAGAAATTTGAGTATTCATAGCGTCCTCACATTGGCTTTTGCATTGAAGAAAGCTTGACGGTGAACTCGCCGTAACGAGTTCAGATAAAAGAAATCCCCGCGAGTGCGAGGATTGTTATTCATTGCCGATATTCACCTTTATCTCAAACACCTTTATCGGCTTATCTCCTTTGCATGGCACGTAATTTTTTCAGATGGTTCTCCTGCTCTGTTTCAGCCAGGATCTGGTGATATTCTCTGTGATCAATGTGTTCGAATAAATTATTGAATTTTCTGATGCACACCCTTCCAGGATAGCCATCCATCCTCTTGAAGAATACTGAGTGATCAGTACTACGAATGATTTTTACTGGATAGCCAGCGCTATCGGTGTATATCTGACCACGTTGAATCAGAGCGAACATTCCTTTATCTCCAGCGGCAAATCGAATACATCATCAGTGCCACCGCCAGTGCGGTTCCTACCTCTTTGAATGCTTCAGGCCAGGTCATTGATTCACCTCCCGCTCAATATTTTTAAGGTCATTCTCCGCATACAGTATCGCTGTCCTGGCTGCTCGCAACCGCGCTTTGGCGTTTTTCTCTTCACGTTCAAGTTTTGCCACAGCTTCTCGAAGAGCGTCCCGCTTTGCATAAAGTGATTTAATCTCAGACACGATGTTTTCGCCGTTTCTCGCGCGGTCGAGAACAAGTTCGAATGGATCTAAAGCCAATCCGCATCGGTTGCAGGTAATCGTACGATTCACTTCTGAAATTGTTGTACGGATATGCTGACAGCATTTTTGCTCGACGCTTTTTCTGTCGGTTATCACAACGTTGAGAAGTCCTTCCTCCTCTGATTTTGGCTGCACCAGGGTGATAACATTATCGCTGTTATCGTCCATCACTTCACCTCCTGCGGCGGTTCTGGTAGCGGCATCCAGTGGATTTGCCCCTATATTTCCAGACATCTGTTATCACTTAACCCATTACAAGCCCGCTGCCGCAGATATTCCCGTGGCGAGCGATAACCCAGCGCACTATGCGGATGCCATTCGTTATAATGCTCGAACGCCTCTGCAAGGTTCTTTGCTGCCGTTAACCCGTCTGGTTTGGGCATGATACTGATGTAGTCACGCTTTATCGTTTTCACGAAGCTCTCTGCTATTCCGTTACTCTCCGGACTCCGCACCGCCGTGTTCTTCGGTTCAAGTCCCAACATCCGGGCGAACTGGCGTGTTTCATTAGCCCGGTAGCATGAACCATTATCCGTCAGCCACTCCACTGGAGACGACGGAAGATCGTTGCCGAAGCGGCGTTCCACCGCTCCCAGCATGACGTCCTGTACTGTTTCACTGTTGAAGCCGCCGGTAGTCACCGCCCAGTGCAGTGCCTCACGATCACAGCAGTCCAGCGCGAACGTGACACGCAGTCTCTCTCCATTATCACAGCAGAACTCGAACCCGTCAGAGCACCATCGCTGATTGCTTTCTTTCACGGCCACTCTGCCTGTATGTGCCCGTTTCGATGGCGGTACAGCAGGTTTTCGCTCAAGCAACAGCGCATTCTGGCGCATGATCCGGTAAACACGTTTGGCATTGATCGCAGGCATACCATCAAGTTCTGCCTGTCTGCGAAGCAGCGCCCATACCCGACGATAACCATACGTGGGCAGCTCTCCGATAACATGGTGTATACGGAGAAGCACATCCGTATCATCAGTGTGACGACTGCGGCGGCCATCCATCCAGTCATCGGTTCGTCTGAGAATGACGTGCAACTGCGCACGCGACACCCGGAGACAACGGCTGACTAAGCTTACTCCCCATCCCCGGGCAATAAGGGCGCGTGCGCTATCCACTTTTTTGCCCGTCCATATTCAACGGCTTCTTTGAGGAGTTCATTTTCCATCGTTTTCTTGCCGAGCAGGCGCTGGAGTTCTTTAATCTGCTTCATGGCGGCAGCAAGTTCAGAGGCAGGAACAACCTGTTCTCCGGCGGCCACAGCAGTAAGACTTCCTTCCTGGTATTGCTTACGCCAGAGAAATAACTGGCTGGCTGCTACACCATGTTGCCGGGCAACGAGGGTGAACCGCCCCGGGAATCCTGGAGACTAAACTTCCTGAGAAAGAGGTAAACAGGATGACTAAAAATACTCGTTTTTCCCCGAAGTCCGTCAACGGGCAGTCCGTATGGTTCTGGAAAGTCAGGGCGAATATGACTCACAATGGGCGACAATTTGTTCCATTGCTCCAAAGATTGGCTGTACGCCGGAGACTCTGCGTGTCTGGGTTCACCAGCATGAGCGGGATACCGGGGCGGTGATGGAGGGCTCACCACCGCTGAACATCAGCGTCTGAAAGAGCTGGAGCGTGAAAATCGTGAACTGCGCCGCAGTAACGATATCCTTCGCCAGGCTTCCGCTTATTTTGCGAAGGCGGAGTTCGACCGCCTCTGGAAAAAATGATGCCACTGCTGGATAAGCTGCGTGAGCAGTACGGGGCGGACCGCTATGCAGCGAACTGCATATTGCCCCGTCAACGTATTACCACTGTCAGCAACAGCGACATCATCCGGATAAACGCAGTGCCCGTGCGCAGCGCGATGACTGGCTGAAGAAAGAGATACAGCGCGTATACGATGAAAATCACAAGGTATACGGTGTAAAGTCTGGCGTCAGTTGTTACGGGAAGGTATCAGAGTGGCCAGATGCACTGTGGCACGTCTCATGGCGGTTATGGGACTTGCCGGTGTTCTCCGGGGTAAAAAGGTCCGTACGACCATCAGCCGGAAAGCCGTTGCCGCAGGCGACCGCGTAAACCGTCAGTTCGTGGCAGAACGACCTGACCAGCTGTGGGTGGCTGATTTTACTTACGTCAGCACATGGCAGGGCTTCGTCTATGTGGCGTTCATCATTGATGTGTTTGCCGGATACATCGTGGGGTGGCGGGTCTCATCGTCCATGGAAACGACATTCGTGCTGGATGCACTGGAGCAGGCGTTATGGGCCCGTCGACCGTCCGGCACGGTCCATCACAGTGATAAAGGTTCTCAGTATGTATCGCTGGCCTACACACAGCGGCTTAAGGAAGCCGGATTACTGGCATCAACAGGAAGTACAGGCGACTCGTATGACAACGCGATGGCGGAGAGCATCAATGGTCTTTACAAAGCGGAGGTAATACACCGTAAGAGCTGGAAAAACCGTGCAGAAGTGGAACTGGCCACACTCACGTGGGTGAACTGGTATAACAATCGACGATTGCTGGAAAGGCTGGGCCATACTCCTCCGGCAGAAGCAGAAAAAGCTTATTATGCTTCCATCGGAAACGATGATCTGGCAGCCTGAGTTCACAGATAAAACACTCTCCAGGAAACCCGGGGCGGTTCAGGGAGACCGTCATCCCCGGTTCAAAGCTCTGCTGAACAATTGCGATCTTTTCCTGTGTGGTACGCCGTCTGCGTTTCTCCGGCCCTAAGACATCAATCATCTGTTCTCCAATGACTAGTCTAAAAACTAGTATTAAGACTATCACTTATTTAAGTGATACTGGTTGTCTGGAGATTCAGGGGCCAGTCTATCCAGTGGGTTGCCTGTTCAATACCATTACCTGGCTTAACCGTTACATCTCCACGCCGGAATGTACCTCCGGTATAGCGTGCGGAGCATATTAGCGGTTCAACCAGAGAGCTATCGAAATTCACCGAAATAAGTACGTTCTGGCCCTTTTCAGGCATTCGATCACTACAGCTTATCCAACCATCCGGAATTACCGGAGAGTTGCCCGACATCTCATTCAACTTGTAAGTCTGGCTTACAGGTTTGGCTTCCAGTTCTGCTATGCGCTTTTTTGCTGTTTCCAGCTCGCTCAGCAGTGTCAGCACAGTAGCCGGATTGGCTGCGGCGATGAATTCAGCATTGGCCTGCTGTTCCATTTGGAAATCTTCATCGAAACCGCTTTCAGGATGCGCTCCTTCAATTCTGCAAATAGGAAGATATCCAACAACTTCACGGTGAATTAGCGCATCATCAGCATCAAGTTTCTCCTCTCCATATTCGAGCGACCACACACCCCACGTTGCTTTCTCTGCCTTTTCACGCAGTGCCTGATAGTCAATTTCGCTCACTGTTTGCCTCCTTTGCGCCACATAGCATTCAGATATTTGTTTTGATTCACTGACGGAAAAGAATTTCTCTTAAGCAATTCCTCTCTCGATGGCATTGGCTTTACGCGTTGGCGAATAATCATTTCTGCCGGAAGAATGCCGGGATTGTATGCAAGTCCTCTCATGGTAAATTCCTCAGTCATTACTGATAGCGCCATAGCGTGAGCGGTAATTACGCAGGCGCGGGTCGATATATTCAGGGAATTTGTCTATTGTCGCTTTTCGCAACGGTCTCATTGCTGTTTCGTTTGTTCGGTCCTTCTCCTGTTTTAGCGCGAGTTGTATATCGCGTCGGTACATCCGTTCTGCTTTTGTTTCTGGTGTCAGAGCAAGAAACGCGTCGAAATTGTTTTTGAAGTGGCACACTGAATTTGGCCACCTGAACAGAGGTGATATGCTCACCTCAGAACAACACAGGTGCTCCAATGAAAAAAAGAAATTTTAGCGCAGAGTTTAAACGCGAATCCGCTCAACTGGTTGTTGACCAGAAATACACGGTGGCAGATGCCGCCAAAGCTATGGATGTTGGCCTTTCCACAATGACAAGATGGGTCAAACAACTGCGTGATGAGCGTCAGGGCAAAACACCAAGCCTCTCCGATAACACCAGAACAAATCGAAATACGTAA